AAGCGATCAAGGATTGCTGCGCGAGCAGTTTCTTTTGCTTTAACTTCGGCTTTTAATGCTTTGTCATCTTCAACATCTTTGAGATACTGAGCATATTCATCTTCATTCATTTCACGATTAATAATTTCATTAGTATCTGTGTTGTGAAAACTTACCATTGGGCGTGTTGTTGTTTTAGGCATTATTTAACTCCGTAGATTTTAACTGTTCCGACATTGGATGAGTTGGCTAAAATTGTGATGCTGGTAATTGCCCCTGATCCTTCATAAAATCCATTTCCAAAACTCCAGTCCGCAAAAGTTCCGCGTGTAGCTCCGCCCCAATATTGAACTATTTTGTCATCTCCCGTGCTGTTTGGATTATGAATAGTTACAACAAGATTTGCTGTATTGGGTGAATCTGCTGAAATACTTGTAAAATAAGAGGATTGATTGGCATACCACAAATAATCAGGAGCAGTTGAGCCCGTAGCAGAACCATTTTTCAAATATGTTTGATTGCTAGAACTGTAATTGTTTCCTGAATCAGAATTAAATCTAAATCGCAAATAATCACCGCTATTATTGGTATCTTCTATTTGAATGTACAAATAATTGTATCCAGTCGCGGTAATGCTTATTGTGTTACTTGTGCTGTTTAATGTGGTTGTACTAAGTAAAGTCATGCCTCCTGCTGCTGGCGCTCCCCATTTTAAGCCTGTGGCTGTTGAACTGTCAGCAATGAGAACTGTGTCATTAGCGCCTACTGCTAAGCGAGCTACTGTGTCGGCTGCTGTGGCAGCAATAATGTCACCTTTAGCATCTACAATAGTTTTGGCTATTCCAGCGGCAGCATTGTTAAATACTGTTGTATCAATCGAAGAACCTAGCGTACGAATGGCTGCTGCGCCATCTTTAACCAGGTCTGTGTCATTGGGTGTAGTCCACCCATAGTTGGTTGTCGTTGCCATTATTCTCCTTGATTAGGCTACTATTGTAGCGTTATTCCAGTCCAAAGTAGGACTTAGCGTGTTCCATTTTTCGGTAATTGGTACTGAGTTCCACCTAAACGCCTGCAAGCTAAAAGCAATAGGCGATACAATAATTGTCAAATCCAAAGCATTGAATCGGCTAGTCCAAGTCCAACCCTCAACAAAACCCTGATAACGACCACTTGCGATATTGGCTGGCAAATCCTCAATGTCCAGAGGCAAACCCATAAAGATACCCAAAGCCTGATCGCGTGATACATCTGGGATATTAGGGTTAGTCAATGGGAAAGTAATAGCTTTGAATTGGTCTTGAGGAAAAGCCCTGATCTCTAAATAAAATGCAGCTTGATCTTCAGCATCGGATTTGTTTTCAATAGTAGTTAAAATGTTTTGTGCTTGATAACCATAGGTTGCAATAGATGCAGCATCGGATGCAGTTTCTTGAGCATTGTTTTTGTAAGTAATAGTGACTTCATTGCGAAGATCACCTAAGCGCCTAGATGTTGCAATACTTGAAGCATAAGCCCAGCCAGCGTCAACATAGGCATAACCATTAGCTGCTAAGTATTGAGCCCTGTGTGTGCTATCTGCATAGCCAATTCGACCACTTGCATCCTCATAGATGTAGCCAAGCCCTGATCTAGCCAAGTTAGCAACAAGACTATAAACATCTGTGGTGCTAGCAGATCGAGCAGTAAGCTCATAGTCTCCAGGGCGATCGATTTCACCTAATCCAGAGTTCTCAGCATTTTCCCAAGTAGTTGTTGGATTATAGGCTGCCCAAGTTTCAGCAGCCGGTACTTCATTCCATTGGTCAAATAGAACATCTTGCAGAATCTCATAAATTTGATCGCCGTCAAAATCTTTAGATAATACGCCTTGAGTAAGCGTTTTAGGCAGTTTAGATAAAGCACCTAATGCTGTGACGGTTATAGCCTGAGTAATGGCTGGTTCGCCTGTTCTGACGGTTACATCAATGTCTGTAACATCTCCACCAAAAATAGGAACATAAGTACCGCTTGAGTTTTTGACCTTGACTACTACTGAATCATTGACATCGATACCTGTTGCAGCTTCATTTAAGTTAAGAATGGTAAAACGCGTGTATCCGGCAACCGGCTGAGAATAGATGTCTGATCGACCGGAAGTAATAGTCAGATCGGCAATGGTTAGATTAGTAACATCCCCACGACCATTGACCTCAACTGCGTAATCTGGAGTCCATATTGTCATGCAAAAGCACCAGCACCCAAAGTTCCACGATAAGAAGATTGGTTTAGAACATCTACGATTTGGCGAGCTGTTGACTCAGAATCGATCGCTCCATTGACTGTGATGTTGTTTTGGTAACTAACTGCCTGACCAGAATATCCACCACTAAAATTAGGTGTCTGCATAAATGGAGCATTGCTAATGCCTGGAGCAGGAGCAACCAAACTCACATTAGAAGCTCCACCAAATCCCAAGAAATTCTTGACCTTGTTGCCTGCATCAAATAAAAGCTGAAATCCTCTAATAAGTTTTCCAACAGCATCTACTGCTTCACCTATAACAAATGCAATAACTTCAAACGCTACCTTAAAAGCACCGCCCAAGAATGGTGCAAGGATGTTTTTAGTAAATGACCAAAGACCTCTAAATGCTTCTTCATTTTCTATAACTGCATTTTTAATAGTGTCAAAGATTTTCTTAAGACCGTCAAAGACTGGGATCAAAATAGTCTTAGCAACTCTAGCGATTTCATTAAATGCGTTCTTTAATCCAGAACCACCTTCAAAGCCTGCAACAAATGCTGTAATGGCTGGCACTACATATCGAACAATGTTCTCGACCAAAGGAGTTATGGCATCGAGAATAAATGCCCCGACTGTTTCCTTAGCTTCATCAAAAGCTATAGATAGGCGAGCCATCTTTCCTTGAAAGGTATCTGCCTGGATAGTTGCCTGACCTTCAAAGGTTGCAGCTAGTTTGGCTGTTATCTGCTCGAAATCAAGGGTTTTAAGTTCCGCCTTAGTAAGACCTACCCCAAGCCTTGAAAGCCCGGCTAAGTTGCCTTCCTGGGCTTTTGAAAGGCTTTCTGTGACCGCCTGTAGGCTTTTACCAGTACCAGCAGCAATATCAATGGCAATGGACTGTAACTTCTGTGCCTTAGTAACATCCCCGGTTGCTCGAGTTAATCGATCTAGGGATGGGCGAAGCTGATCGTCTGTGATACCAAATAACAAAGATTGCTTGAGAACATAATCCTCTGTTGCTGCGATCTGGGCATCTGTAGCCCCAGTAACATTTCTTAATGTAGCAGCGAGTTTAGCTTGGGCAGCTTCATCTTCAATAGCAGATTTAACACCCTCTACTGCTAACTTGCCAGCATAAACAGCAGCAGCAGCGCCAGCAGCTAAGAATGCAGCCCCCGCAATTTTGCCAAACTTTGAAATTTTATCGCCAAAAGTCTGAACTTCAACTTCACCTTTGTTAAGGTTTTTTGTAAGGTTATCAATATCCGCAAGGATGGAAAGTTTAAGCGTTCTAGAACCAGCCATTACTTATCCCATTCCTTGACAATTTTAGAAAATGCTTCTTCCCACTTAGCAATGATCTCTGCCTGATTAGCTCTTAAAGTAGGATAAATGAAATATCCAGCATTACCACGCTTGCCAAATCTGGCTGTTCTTGGAGCAAACTGAGGATGATTCTTAGAACCAAATTCAGCACCGGCAAGAAGTCCGTTACCGCCTGCCCCTTTGCCTTTACCGCCTAAATTAAATTGAGTAGTTGCTCCACCACTAAACTTCTGTTGAGCAAAACCAATTCTTATCTCACCAACCTTTGATGTTGAACTTACTTTAATACCGTCTGCAACTCTAGAAGCTACATTTGGATTTGGAGCAGATCGAGCAGCAGACTGAATTTTATTTGTTAGTTCTTTAGCCAGAGCATTAACTTCACGCTTGGCTTCTTCTTGCGCTTCTTCATCCATAGCTTTAAAAGCCCTAATGATTTTAGATAGTTCTTTTTTATCATAGGCAAAAACGCGGTTGTCAATAATGTCACTAGCCACGATGCCTCGCTTCCAAAACCTCTATTGCTGTTAAAATATCTTCTGCCGATTGCCACTCTGACATTGGTATATGAGTTGCTATTGACAGTTCAACTAAGAGTCGGCTTACGCTTCCTCTTGGATGACTTTTGGGTCATCGGTTCCCACCTCGACATCTGCCACCGTCTCCATCCAAATCTCTAATGGCTTTGTTGGCTTTCCACCTGCATCACGCTTCATTGCTGAATGTGCTACAAATAAGATATCCCACATACCACCAAAGTTAGAGATAACCTTTTTAGTTGTCATCTCCCACTTGGCGTAATCTGGCGGTCTGACTAGGTAAGTATCTTCAGACCCATCATTATATTTAATTGTTATATTTTGTTGCATTGTTTGCTCCCGTTTCTATTAATTAAAATGCTTCTGCTGGTATTCCGATAACCTGGAATGATAGAGATACAGTCTGTGCATCTGGTGCAGTTCCGCCTGCTGATGGCCATGATGGCAATACTTGGAAACTGAATACTGCGCCTGATGCTGCTGTGAATACTGTTGCAATGCCTGTGTTTGGTGCTGACTCTGACACGCCCCATAGGATCTCACAAAGAGAACCAGTTGCGCCCCAGTCTGCCAACATTTCAACATTGAATGTGAAATTGTTATCTGTCACTTTGAAAGATTTTCCATCAAGTGTTTGATAGGTTTCGCGAGTCATTTCGCCGATAAGCGTTGCTGATGTTGCCTGTGCATCGAAATTGTTACCACCAATGGTAAAGGTAACATCCCGACCAGTAATTACTGTGGTAGCCATATTTTCTTCCTTTAGTTTGTTTGTGTGTAGTAGGTGGATACTCTTATGTCAGCCACTAAAACATTAGATGGACCGACTTGAGTAACCGTTGGTTTGTCAACCGTTCCGACTGCATACCCGGCTGGGATTACCTTCAGAACGCTTATTACTAGCTGCTCGAGATTGTCAAGCGATGCAGGGTTACTATTATAGGCAACCGCTACAGATATAACGATATTGATCTTAGT